CCCTTATTAATCTTCTTGTTAGATACACTATTTCCTTTTGTTATGTTTTCATTTAATGATGCTGAAAATGCCAATCCCGCTTCAAACTGAGCAGTATGTGTCATGTTAGTTCCAGAAGGAATAAATTCTCTAGCATTAATTTTAAATGTATCACAATCTACTCTTCTTGTTGCTACTGGACCGCCAGAATCATTACTAAACACAACTTCTCCGTTTACAGAATCAAATGCATATCTGTTGATAGCGAACATCAAATCAGTAGTATAATCTGGTTCTGCAATACTTTCGTTCTGTGGATAGAACAATGAACCTGCATATGGTGCAGAGGTAATTCTATCACTAGTTCCTATTTTATTTTCACCAATAGTTGCAGAATATAATTCATAGTCTTCACTGTTTGTTGATAATACTATTGCATACTCTCCTGTTTCTAGATAAACTGGCGATGTAAATGTAAAAGTAGTTTTAGATGTGGGTGATATATCATCTACATTAATATCAGATGGCATCTTAGTAACTTGAGAGAATGGAGCAACTACCGAAGGATGAGGATATCCATTTGTTGTCGGTCTAATCTCAAGTGTTATCGGCAATGTAGAATCTTTCTTTGCAAAATACAAATCTATGCTGTGTAGGAATAATCCTGATGGATATGCATTTGGTTCAACATAAAAAGTTTGTGCAAGTGGGTCTACCCATAAAGTATTTGTTTGTGAATTTAAACTGTTTCTTCTATTAAATACATCCGTTGGAATATTTTCACTTGTAACTGTTTGTCGTTTTACAATAGGAGGTCTGGTAGAAACTATTCCAGAATCTCTCACATTAGAAATACCACTAGCATGATATGTTACATCAGATGCCGTTGTAGTACTGCTTACATTATTTTTAGAATTGTCTGTAAGACGGAAAACTTTTTCTCCAGTTAGGAACTTACCTTCTGGAATTCTGAATAATAGATTTTCTATAGAACCATTATCATTTGTTGTTAACACTCCACCTGTAAGTCCATTCTCTGGTTCACAGTATGTGGATACATCAATCGCATCAAAGAAAGGATATACAGTTGTGTTTGGTTTTAGTCCATATGCATTAACCGTAAGTATTTTAGAACGCATATATGGAACAATGGTTACATCTACTGTTTTGCCACTTACTACTTTTCGTAATCTATTTGGAAGTGTTCTTACCCGAACACCAAGTCTTGTTTTATTTTGTGATGTAAGGAATGCATTCTTAGAAATTGTATTCGTATTGTTTTCTTGTAGTGATGGAAGGTCATCATCATCTGGTTGAAATACTCTTGCTTTGTCTATGAAGTTTCTTCCTTCTTCATCGTAGATATTACTCGAAACTATTTCAATACCACTCCACATGCTTTCCCAATCATTCCACTGAGAACCAAATCCTTTAGAATTTAAATATTCAAGGTCTACTACATCTGATGCGGAAGTACCAACACTGTTGTCTTCGAAATTACAAACCTTCCAGTTATCATTTTCTCCACGAGCATTAATTTTAACAATAGGTCTATAGTCTACATCAAACCAGTTGTCGCCAGGTGGGTCTATTGTAGAAGTACCCAACCAATTTACTAAATTAAAAGGATTTACTTTTAATGTTCTACTTGCTACAACTTGACTTACAAATTCGACTGGAGTATCTTGTCCTAATGTTAATATACCGTCTGTGGATTCTACTGCGTTTGTAATACTTGTTTGTGATAAATCTATATTTTTATGAAGAAAAGATGGTCGCAATTGACCATTTTCAAAATCTATAGAACATGCATAGTTCGGATGTGATACATCTGCAACTCCACATCCTTTGAAAGAATCTACAAGTATTCCTTTCTTAAATGCTATTGTACTTCCATCATAACTTAGAATATTCTTTCCCTCTATTTCAGATTCTAAACTTGAAAGTGTAGAATAATATTCTAAATTAGAAATTCGTTTATCAAGTTTACCGATATCACTCATAGTATATCTTTGATTATCAATATATTGTACATTGACATCGAAAGGATTATATGTGTATGGAGGAACAGATAAAATATACAAAGTTAATGCATCTTCTCTATCAGAAGGCGCTTGAGGGTCAAGAGAAGGTATACCTTTTATAACTTCAAACGAGTGGTCATCTGTACTGATATCCTTCTTCAAAATTATCTTATCTATTCTTGGAAGATAATATTCGTGTGATTCATAGATAACATCACCACTCGCAATTCCTGTTTTGGGGAATCCTCCAGATATAAAGGCTCGGTCAACTTCTGGAAGTTCAGAATCTCTTGCAACCCTTGAACTTCTAAAGTCAAGAACATTCGACAAAGAAACTACTTGTCCAGTTTCTTCGATTGTATAAAGTGGAATATCTTTATAATCAAATCCATCATAGGAATTTACAGTAAATGGCAATCCACTTCCACTATGACTAAAGTGGTCGTAACTTATATTTAAAGTTACAGATGGAGTTGTGTCGTGATGGTCACCTGTGTATTTTCTGACCTTATCTGGTTTAATATACAACCGTCCGTAATCATATCTGTCATCTCTTTGTCCGTTGTCAAATATAAAGTCACCCTTCAAATTTGTATCATTCGCATCGCCTGTACCACCAGTGATTCCGTATATTTTCCAAATGTCAACATCAGGTAATTGGAAATAACTTTGACCTTCTTCATCTGTTAAAACTCTATCGATAGAACCATTAATATTTGTGTAGAGTTTATTGGTTAGTGTTTTTGTTCTTCTGTATGGAGTAGGCGTAGCAGTTTCAGTATCTCTTACTTGTACGGTTGCATATAAAGTATAAGTATCATCTCCAGACAAATATTGATGATGACCTGTATCATAAAGATTTGGTGATGCATCAATTGTATTAATTATTAATGTCTTCTTATTCTCTATAAGGGACATAGTAATCTCTTCTAATGGAATACTAAATCCACCAACCGTAGAAACAAGAAGATATCCATTATTTTTTGAAGTGGGACTCATAGGACCATCTTGCTCCCCTTCTCCAACAAAACGATGAGTATCATCAACACCTGCAAAATCTGTAACTGAAAGTGTAGTGTCACCACTACCAATCTGTGTGCTTACCACTTTTCGGAATTCTATCGTATTTAAGTTTACTACAGCAGGACCTTCTGGAATAGGAATGATATAGTTATTATTACCTTTTAATCCTGTGGAGTCTATGGGTTGAGTTGCAAGGTTACAGTCGTTTTCTCTATTTTCATTATCTGACCATCCACCAACATCTCCACCAACAAATAATATCTTATGTCGGTTATCTCCAACTTCTGCATCTCTACCCATTTGATTGGCGTTTGTTGCTGTATCTCTTTTGGTTGCAAAATCAGTTGCAGTAATATATGCCATATCTGTATATGTCATCATACAGACATCACTTATCGCCTTTCCATCATCCATAGAGATGTCATAAAGATAAACTCGATAAGTAGGAACAGTCACAGCAACATTCGGAGCAACACCAGAAATTTGGGATTCATCAGTTTCTATAATCATTTTAATTTTTGCAGTCCCGATGATTGGTGCAAGGTCTGCATTTACCAAATCACCAGTACCCAATTGGCTATTGTCTTGATGTCCAGTTGCTTCATAGAAAAGAGGCCATCTTCTGTCTTCCACTTGATTATTACTATTATAAAATGGCATTTTATCGTGAAGGTTTATTGTTAATCCATCATCTATAACTGAACCAATATATTTCCCGAATCCAAGAGAGTCTTTCCATAGTGAACCGTAGTTCGATGGTGCGCCGGAATAAGAAACAAAGTGGTCTTGACAAGCATATGCACCTTCAATGTATGCACCAACATTCGTATCAATTTCTCTACTATTTGATGTTGAAGTGGTTCTTGCTTTATCTACATTAACGAAATGTGTTTTTTGTGTTTCATATTCGTGACCAAAAACATATGCTTTTCCTGTTGCAAGACCTACTGCTAGTTTATTGGTATCACCGCTCGCTCCAGAATATACACCACGATTTGTTCCATCGTCTGCATGTTCTCTAACATCTATTTCAAAAGGTTTTGTTGTGTAAGAACCAGACTCATCATAAGTTCTTCTTGCAAGAGTCTTTTCAATTTCTGAATATGAAGTCTTTAATAATTTCTTTGTAGGTTTTCCACTTTCATACTTTACAAGTTCAAGAAAGTCTTTACCATAGGTTGTACTTTGACTTAATTGTAATTTAATAGCATATCTGTCAGCACCAGGTGCATTATAATTATAAGAACCACTTGAAGGGTCACGAAGAGTTAAATCAGATGCATCAGATACAGATTCTTTACTTAAATTAAACCCAACACTAGTAGTAGGGTCTACAAAATCCCTTACAGTTGAAGAATCTCCAGATGGTGTGTATGGAGTAAATTTCTGTAAATCATTTTTGACAAAATAACCATCGATATAAAAAATACCATCATTTACAGAAACTATATTTGAATCACCAGAAAGTCCATTCGAACTTAAATATTTAGTCGCATCTTCAGCATCATCAGACCTAGATGCAAATGTTCCATTCCATCCTGCACCTGCATACGATGTAGTAAAATTAGAACCCTCTGTAAACGAAGACCCTTGCAGAAAAGTAAAGAATAAAACTTTATAGTCGTCTTTACCACCATTTGACTCTATTGCGTGAATTACTTTTGCTTTTGAACTTCCAGATGTAATTTCATATCCAATTAGTTGGTCTAGTGGTACATCTGCCCCATCACTATTTGTCGTTAATATTCTTTGATATCTTACTTTAGAAGTAGCAATTTCCCCACCGTATACTTTACTTCCGTCTTGAAAGATGTGATTACCAAATCTCTCAATTTGATTTTGAAGTATTGTTTGAAGTTGAGTTAGTTCTCTTGCCTGAACCGCATATCCAGGTCTGAACAATACCCTAAGAAACTTCTTAGTTTCATCGTAGTCGTCAAAATACGGAGTAATATTAAAAAGGGTTGAATCGTATGATGGCATAAATCTCTGTTACACTCCTAAAATCCTATAAGAATTTTGAACTCTTCTTTTTGTTCTAAGTTTCGTTGTACTGGCCTTATATTCTGTATATATAAGACTTCTCCAGACCCTACCACAAGTTCTGGTATCTCTATTTTATCTATGGAATTTGCATCACCACCACTGTATCCACCACCTGTAACAGAACCAACCAAATTTGTAAGATAGAGTGCGCCGGTAGTTCCTGATGTATAATCCCAACTCACAACATCTCCTGTGGTAAGTTTAAGAGTACCTGTTGTTGCACCACCATCCTTTTGAATAAATTCAGAATCCTTTGTAAATGTAGTTGATGTAAGAGCAGAACCACTTACCGTTAGTTTGTGTGTCTGTCTATAGACTGGATTTAAATTTTGATTTTTAATAACATCACTAACTTGCATAATTCTTCCATGGTCTTGTGTGTTCCCCGATGCATTAAGCAATTCAAAATATCCAGCAGAAGCACCAGAACGAATAGATTTAAATTGTTTTATTAATTCTCCACCAGCATTACTAAAATCAAAAAACGGTGGACCATACCCTGCACCAGAATCATCTCCAGTGATTCCAGCAGTAGTTCCAGAAAAGGTATTTTCTTTAACCTCTATTATCAATTCGTTTAAATCGCCGTCCCAAGACTCCACAGAACCAATAGCAGTTGCCGCAGTTCCTCCAGAACTTTGTCTAACTGTTTCACCGAGTGTAAAATTTCCAGTTCCATATACAAGGTCTACATCGACTCTTATTAATTTTTTGGTTGAAGATGGACCAGAAAATCCACCATTTATAGTTGATACTTCTAGTATACCTTCTTTTTCATCTCTAGTAGATGCTTTCCAAGATTCTATTTTTGATGTTGATAGAGTAGAACTTCCAAGAATATAATTGCCCTTAACAAATGTTCCAGTGACTTCGTGATAATTATAATCTGAAGGCATTATATTATAAGGTTTGCGTACAGTTAGTTCTGTATACTTTGTATGTTCTCTACCTGCAACTTGACCTCTTGCAGGACCTGTTGCAACAATTGGATTTTTAATTATACCAAATTGTCTAAAATCGTTTGCTACATTAAATATTCCATCTTCATCACCATCGGTTTTAATTGCAATTAATACTTTTGATGCTTCTAATTCTTTAATTGGATTAAATCCGTGACCACCTTCTGGAGAAATCTCCAAAGAAAGTGATGGGTCGCTTGAACCCGCTGATACGGTAGTTGTTATTCTGGCGGTCGCATAAGTATAACTTTTACCCGAATCAAGAGTTGTTAAATCCTTAATAGTTTTATTGCTGTTCATCTGTGCAAGTACCTTTGCACCAATACCATCGCCACTTATTACAACTTCAGGACGAATAACATAGGTAGATACCCCGTGTTCCAACCCTACATCTAAATTTTCGTGAAGTATTGCTTTTCTTTCTGCACCAACATAATCCGTGATTCGTTTTAGTTGTCCTATCTCACCTTGTTGACCCCCATCAATGTAAAGAACATAATTGTTATAATAATCATCCGTTTCAGAAGCGGCATTATTTAAAATTACTTGATTAGAACCTGCATCGTTAGCACCTGCATTAGAACCTACTGGTTCACCTATGGTTAAACTTGTTAGTGTTGAACTGTGGTATTCTGAATCTCCTGTTGACCCTACTCTAATATCTTCTATAGCACCTGGCGTAGAAGATACTTGAACATCCCACTGAAATCTTTTCTCGTTTCCATCTTCAGGTTCTGAACTAATAAGTTCTACTGGAATATACTCTTTTGTTAAAAATGGTAGAGCATCATCAGAAATACGGAACATAAACTTCCATCTATATCCGTCATCGGTGGTAAAAATTTCTGTACCTGTTCCACTTGGTTTTGTGGTAGATGCTCCACCATCATTATTGTAAATGCATTTATAAACATTATTATCTTCAGTTAGAACATAGAAATTATTTCCAACAATATCTGTACTGTCATCATATTCCGAGAATATAGTTCCAGAAGCCCAATTATATCTTGGAACTGCGTGGAATATATTTGTGATATCTATTCTTTTTAAAGCAACCGCATTTCTCCAAGCATAATTCGAATGATATACAGAATCTGTCGAAGCATCTGGTGAATTTTCATTTGACCATGCGGAAACTTTACCTGCAAACAAGAAGTATTGGTCGTCAGAATTATTTTTAAATTCCGAATAAAACCTCTCAGCAAAGTGTGTAGAGAATCTATTTCTTAGTGCATCATTCGCCATACAAGTATGTATCTCCGTTTATTGATATCTGATTATACATTACCAAGTAAATCCACCTAATGTTTTATTAATATTACTATATGTTGTTCCGTGCGGTGTACTATAGTTTGAATCAGGAGAACCGTAGTATGGGTCACCCGCACTTCCCGGATTTGAATGGAAGTGCCAACCAAATGGTAACTCTACAAAGTTTCCTATAGTAATTCCACCAAAACTTACACCAGTTGGAATATCATCAAGATTTCTTGAGTTTGGATGATGATAAATATCCCAGAACGCATATCCATAATGCTGTGCGCCAGTTCCACCAGAACCTGCACCACCTGCTTGATGATTACTTCGGTCTTCATCACCAGTACCTCCAGACCAACCTGCAAGAGGACCACCTGCACCCGCAGTTCCAAGAGGATAATCGCCTGGATAGTGAGATGTATATCCACCTTCGGGTACTGTTGCGAATGTCACGCCGTGAAGTCCAACTGTAAAGTTAGTTCCTGTTGGTCCTGTCATAGCAATTGGGTTATACCCAAGTGGATACAAGTCACCAGAAACACCTAACCAATGGGCATTTGTATTTCCTGCTGGGTCTGCGGTTCTTCCGTTTGCTCTCAAATCAAAAGTTGTTCCAAATGTATATGGAGTATAGTGTGCAATCAGTGGTACTTCGTGTCTTTGGAATTGACTATGAAATGGCAAAGTTTGTTCTGCTTTTCTAAAAATAGATACTTCACCAAATAGTTTTGTCCCAGCAGGGTGTATCAAGTCTTTTACAACTTTTCTATATTTGTCGATTGCCACTTCTGCTTTAATGACATAGGAATAATCTTGATAATAATTGCTATCTTGAATTTTCTTAGATGAACTCAATTTGCCATTATTTCCAGTATAATATCCTTGATAATTATTTAATGCATTCGGAGAAATTTTAGCGAGTCCCGAACCATTCCCGGTTGTAGATGTAAAATATGCAGAAAATGGATTGTTATAGTTTACACCAAAATTAGTAATTTTTGCACCAATGATTTTCCCATCATAGTCTACTTTTGAAACTCTAACTTCTCCACCAAATCCACCCCTTGCAAGTGTCGCTCCTGTAAATCCAGATTTAAAATCTAGAACATCACCCTTCTTATATCCTTGTCCACCGTTTACAATCTCTACAGACCCAAGACATTTAAATATTTTTTCTTTTAATACTTCTCCGTCAGAAGTAGTACATTCTATTTCTTGATTTTCTATAAAGTTACCAGATATGTTTCTTAAAAACAATTCTGTCACTAGAATAGGACCTACACTATACTGTAAAACTTTAGAAACTCTTGCGCTTGCTCTTATATTAAAAGTAAAAGGTTCATACTGAATTATATCTCTTTCTTTCATCTTAAAAACATCTACACCATTATTTGATGTAAGTTTAATTGTTTTTTCTTCTGTCCATCTACCATCAGATACTCTTAGAATATCTAATTTTGGATAGTAGAAATCAACTAACACATCGTATAAAATTCTAAAGAGAAACTCATACGATTTTTCTGTTCCTTTTGATTCATAGAATGTTCTAATATTTTTGAGAAGTGTCTTTTCATCTACAAAATTTCCATCTGCATCTTCTGCTAATTTTAGAGGGAAGTTGTGTAGGTATTGGTTCTTAAAGAAATCAACAAATTCATCTATAGTATCATCAATGTCATACAAAGAACTCAATCTTGTTGTCATATTATATGCGTTGTCTTCTAATTCTAACCATTCATAATAAGATTCTATAAACGAAAGGAATTTTGGATGGTCTGTTAAAACAAATTCTGGTAATTGTGATTCTATAAATGGAGAAACCCTAGAAGAAGCAGGTTCATTTTTTCTCTTCGGTATCACATATCTCGCAAAATCAGCAGCCTTAACTTTTACAGGAACTTCAGGAAGATTTAATTGGAGAAGTGTAGTTAACATTATTCTTTATCAATATGAAGACCCTGATGATGTAGAAGAACCACCTGATGATGTAGAAGAACCACCTGATGTTGTAGAAGAAATTCCACTTCTAAATTGTTCATCGGTATATACATTTACTTTAATTGCTTCCCTGTCACTGACATCAATGGTTAATATGTTATTATTTTTGGATACAATATCTAACTCACTTGGTTTTGCATTTATCTTTATAATATTAGTTTGTCCCGGTATATTTACTGGAGAAAAATTAGTAAGTGATACCAATCCTGCATGATAATCTACTGTTCCGATGTTATCATTAAATATAGTTTTTACTCTATTAACATAATCATATAATCTTAAAATTCCATTACCATCATCCTCAATATATGCAGTTACAATTTCTCCTGAAGGTTTCTTATATTCAAATCCGCCACTTGTAACAACTCCTGCCATATGACCGTCATGTGGATGTTCTATTGCATTTCTAAATTCAACTTCATATGTTGCAGAAGAACCAAGAAAAGGTTCAAACCTTTTCTGCATAGTTATTTTAGACCTGTTATTTGTTATAGATTTTTCTGCTCTATTTAATTTTGTAGAAAATTCTGTATATAAAAAACTTCTATTAAACTTTTCCAAATCAACATTTCCATAATTTATAATTGAATATTGCACCAATGCTTTTATTTCACCGGCAGTTCGTTTTGTTTTTGCTGGGTCGAAATATGTTTCATTGTCCACAAGAAGATATGTGTATTCTGGGTCTACTATTTCTGGAGTAATAGAAACGACACTCTTACCTTTTACATAAGAATTAATTACAGAAGTTTTTTCCTCTTCACTAAGGTTTAATCCAGATTCTGGTTTAATTGCGATAAAGACTTTTCCATATTGTGGCGGGTCATTGTCCTCTCCACCCCAAACATAAATTGATTCTACATTGCTATAATCTTTACCAATATTTGTTTCATAATCATCTACAGTTACAGACCTCTTTTGTGTTTGATATGCTTTAGGTGCATAAAATCTAACAGATTCCGAACTTTCACTTACACTACCACCAGATGCTTCCGAATCAACAACCACCGTTGCTCCACCCGAACCAGACATTGTGAATACTCTTGAAGATGTAGAATCATTTGCTCCAGTATAATTTGCGGCAGGTCCATTAGTTTCAAAATATTCTATGATAATTAAATTACCATCAGAAACTTTTCGTCCCAATATACCATCTCCAAAATAAACTTCAAAGTATCCATTTTCAACTTCTTGTAACCAATATGCATAAGAAGTATCTGTGATATCGAGAACATTATCTGAAAGTTCCCATTCGTTTAAATATCCAGTTGTATCTGTTACAGAATTCTGAACTCTTATATTTAAAAGACGAGTATCTATTGTTTTACTTGGTATGATAAATTTCTGATTTGATTGTGACCTATCCACAATATAACTGAAGTTTTTATATGACCCTTCATATATCTCCACATTTTCAGCAGTAAATCCTTCTATAGAAACCGCAGAAGGATTTGTAAAATTAAAAGATGTTCCATCTATTCCCCTAGCGGTAAATACGCTTCTAGCAGGAAGAATAGAAGTAGTGCCTTGGTCTGTAGGATATACCACATCTACTATTGCTTTTGCGGCTCTCCAAGAAGATGGAACATATCCAAGATGTTTAGCAAGAGAAACAATAGAAGGTCTAGTTACAGCAGTGTCCAAGAACATTTCGTTTGCAACCATATTTGCATAGAATGCTTGGTAATGTGTGTTATATGCAAGTACATCAATCAGATGCGCCAGTGCTGAACCCTCAAAGTTATAATCTTTAAAGGTTTCTGTGGACTTCATATAATCTTTAAGACTTTGTTGAATTCCATCAAAGTCAAGATTAACGATAGGGGTTTCAATTGGGTAATCTTGTGCCATTTATCT